CAGGTCAAGGGTGCATTGATCTTCAATCATTTGTTGAAGGTTCATAATATTAAAAATGTACCGCCATTGTCTGAAGGCGATAAAATTAAATTTGCGTATTTGAAGGAGCCTAACCCTATCAATCAAACTGTTATCGCAACTGCTGATTACGTACCAACTGAATTTAACCTAGATAAGTATATCGATAGAGAAATGCAGTTTGATAAAGCGTTTCTTGAACCACTAAGATCTATTACAGACGTTATTGGTTGGCAGGTAGAAAACAAATCTACATTGGAGGATTTCTTTTCATGAGCCATGATAGAGGATGTTTTCGTTGTTTTGAAGATATACGAAGCGATTGTGGTCGAATAGACTGTCCATATCGAAAAGAGGAACCTACAACAATGAACTTAAACGAAGATGATGACTTTGGTTTCACATTTGCTGATTCCAACGAAATACAACAGCAAACCCAAGATAAAGTCGAAGGTTTGAGGAAGATGATTATGCCGCTGCTAAACAATTTGATGAAGAACCCTGAAAAAGATACGATTGTTTGGCCAAACCGTGATAAAACAATCAAAGCATTTATAAAGAAAATGGACGATTATATTAAGAGTTGACTTTATACACGATACACATTATACTAATATTTTATACAAGGAGCTATTATGAGTCTTAAAGATAAACTTATCAAAAATAGTACAATTGACTATACTTCAACGTTGACTGAGAGTAAAATCTACACTAAGAAGGATGTCATTCCTACCTCAGTCCCTATGATCAACGTAGCTCTTTCTGGTATGGTTGATGGAGGACTAACTCCTGGTTTAACTATGTTGGCAGGTCCGTCAAAGCATTTCAAAACTGGTTTCGCTTTGCTTATGGCTTCCGCTTTCCTTAAGAAATACAAAGATGGTATAATTCTTTTTTATGATAGTGAGTTCGGTACACCTCAGTCTTATTTCCAAGCGTTTTGTATCCCTTTTGATTCTGTTGTTCATACACCTATTACAGACGTAGAACAGCTGAAGTTTGATATTATGCAGCAGTTCAAGGGTCTTGATCGCGACGACCGAGTTATGGTTGTTGTTGACTCTATTGGTAACTTGGCTTCAAAGAAAGAAGTTGAGGATGCTCTTGAACGTAAAAGCGCAGCCGATATGACTCGTGCAAAGCAGCTGAAGTCTTTGTTCCGTATGATCACACCTCATTTGTCGTTAAAGGATATTCCACTCGTAGCCGTCAATCATACTTATGAAGACATGGGTATGTTCCCCAAGCAAATCGTTGGTGGTGGCACTGGTGCTTACTATGGTGCTGACAACATTTGGATTTTGGGTCGTCAGCAGGATAAGGTTGATAATGAAATCGCTGGTTATCACTACATTATCAATATTGAAAAGTCTCGTTACGTTCGTGAAAAGAGTCGTATCCCGATTACTATTTCATATGAAGGTGGTATCAATCGTTGGTCAGGTTTGCTTGAAGTTGCTATGGAAGGTGGCTACGTAGTAAAGCCAAAGCCAGGATGGTACGCTGTTGTTGATAGGTCGACTGGTGAAGTAAAGGCTCCCAATATGAGGGCTAACGATATCGTATTCAATAAAGAATTTTGGATGAATATGTTTAGCACTACCGATTTTGCCAAGTACCTTGAAAACAAGTATAAGGTTTCTCATGGCGCTATTATGGAAAGCGATGATGTCAGCAGTGATCAGTGAATTTTATAGCGATGATGGTACCAAAAACTCAGTAGTTTCTATAGACAAAAATACTCAATGTTACTTCGTTGAGTATTACCTTGAAAAGAAAAAGATAAACACCGAGTTTTATCCTGGTAAAAGTATTCATTTTGCAGAAGATGCTGCAGAGAATTATGTTTGTGGTATAAAGGTGGTTGAATGTCAATTGAAAAAGTCATTATCAATAATCTAGTTTTTAATGAACAATATGCTAGGAAAGTTTTACCGTTTTTACAAGATGCTTACTTTTCAGACTATTCAGAAAAGATTGTTTATGATTTAATTAATGAATATTACGTTAATTATAATAGCCCTCCCTCTATTGAATCTTTGGCTATCGATCTTTCTAATAGATCTTCTATCAACGAGCAAACATTTAAACAATGTAAAGAAGTTATCAGTGAAATTAAAAAAGAAGAAACCGATCTTCAGTGGATTGTTGACCAAACAGAAAAGTTTTGTCAAGAAAAAGCAGTCTATAATGCAATTATGTCATCCATTCAGATATTGGATGATAAATCTGGTAAAACCTCGAAAGGGGCAATACCGCAAATCCTCTCAGATGCGCTTGCCGTATCGTTCGATACACAAATAGGTCACGATTTTATTGAGGATGCGGATGCTCGTTATGAGTTTTATCGCGCCAAAGAAGTTAAAATCCCATTTGACCTTGAATACTTCAATAAAATTACTAATGGTGGTTTGCCCAAAAAGACTTTGAATATCGCGCTGGCTGGCACTGGTGTTGGTAAATCATTGTTGATGTGTCATATGGCAGCTGCTAACTTGACTGAAGGTCGCAATGTTCTTTACATTACACTTGAAATGGCGGAAGAACGTATTGCTGAACGTATTGACGCTAATTTGTTAGACTGCCCTGTTGATGAATTAAAGATTTTACCCAAAGATGTTTATGATAAGAAAATTGCGAGGGTGAAGCGTAAAACAGATGGTAAACTTATCATCAAAGAATATCCTACTGCTTGCGCTGGTAGTGCTAACTTTAGACACCTTATCAACGAACTGAAAATAAAAAAGAACTTTGTTCCTGATATCGTGTATATCGATTATTTGAACATTTGTATGTCATCGAGGATTAAACATGGAGCCAACGTCAATTCTTATACCCTTATCAAAGCAATCGCAGAAGAGTTGCGCGGACTCGCGGTGGAATTCAATGTTCCTGTCGTCAGTGCGACTCAAACAACTCGAAGCGGATATTCGAGCAGCGACTTGGGATTGGAAGATACGTCAGAATCCTTTGGACTCCCAGCCACAGCTGATTTTATGTTTGGACTCCAAAGAACAGAAGGTATGGACGACCTCAATCAAATATTGGTTAAGCAGCTCAAAAATCGCTATTCTGATCCAGGGAATAATCGTAGGTTTATTGTTGGCGTGGATCGCAGTAAAATGCGGCTTTATGATGTAGAAGCTTCTGCGCAAGAGGGATTGCTTGATGGTCCTGTGATGGATAATACAAAATTCGGCGAAGAAGATTTCGAGCGTAGTTTACAGAAACCTAAGTTTAATAAAGATGCATTTAAGGATTTCAAATGACAAACACTTGTGCAACGTGTAAGCATGTGATTTCTGAGTTTTGTGGAGAGTTAGGTAAAATGTGGGAGAGTAAGTGATGGGTCTATTTAGAGATAATTATTATAATATTGACGCTGGTTATCGTGGTCCTTCTAATGTGACTGTAACCGAAAAGCGAGCGCCAACTGATGAGTCAGTCAAACTTCTTAAGGAGATGGAACAGGCTGCTCGTGATAAGGTTGTTGAAACTACTATAGTAAAGGACACACACTTTGAATGTAAAATTCATAAGAGTGTAGATATGCATTCTGTGCAAGATGTTTACAGTGTAATCTATTCTTTGAATGGTAGAAAACAAACAACAGAAGTTAGAGTTGATAGACATGAAGAACTAGATCCGTATCAGTTAGCAGAACATATTCGCAATATGGTTGCTACTGACATTTCTAATCATTTGCTTCGTACAGCTTTTAGGGGTTAAATTTGAAAATATATTGTACTGGAAATAGAAGAGGTATCGGACGCGCCACTTGCGATCTTTTTGAATTGAATGGTCATGAAACGATTGGTCTAAATCGACCTGATTGTGATTTGAGTGTTAGCATTGACCCGTTTGTTAAAAATGACTTTGATGTATATATCAACAATGCACATTGTGATTGGAAACAGGTAGACCTTCTTTACGCTTTGTGGGAAAAGAATAAGGACAGGGATTGTATTATCTTTAACATCAGCAGCGGTTTGGCTGACGTTACTCATGATAAGGTGTTCAGGTATCCAATCTATAAGAAGGCTCTTGATGAAGCTTCTTATCAGTTGCAGAATATCCCCTCTTTGTGTCGCGTAGTAGTTATCAAACCTGGACTTATTGATACAGGCAGAGTTCCTATTAACGGTAGACCGACGCTACCAGTAGAATTTACTGCACAAACGATGTATGAAATTGCGACAGCCCCTCACAACATTTATTATAGAGTTGTTACTACAAAACCAAGGCAAAAATAACGCTTGACTTCTTATTGAAATTCATATATAATATATAAGTAGCTAGATAACTTAGAGGTGTTCAATTGGCTAGAAAAATCAACTACAAGCTTGTTCCTGCTCCTGATAAGAGCAAGTATTCGGTTTTCGAAACTGCTACAGAACAAAACATCAAAACATTTGCAAATTTTGCAGATGCACGTAAGTTCATGCGTTCTCTAAATTTAGGTAATGGTTTTGATGGTTGGACACCTACTTTTTTATTGCAAGACTTTTCAACTTATATAAATAAACCAAGCAAAAATATGTAGTACGCTTTTACAGCGTAAGAGGCACGAGACACAAGGGGTCAAGGAATAGTTGAGAGTATTCGGTGGGGTTCCGCTCAACCATGTTTTTGCATTGAATTTGGGCGAGTCGCAAGACTCGCCTTTTTTGTTAATAAAAAGGATTAATTATGGAAAATACAGACAAAAAAGTAGACAATGAAGAAATTCAGCGTTTGTTTGCAAAAGAAATAAATCAAATTGAAGAAGCTGTAGAAAATTTGATTGTAGAACAACAGCAACCACCTTTTGAATATAAACCAACCAGATCTTGTGGTGATTGCACAGCTTGTTGTGAAGGTTGGCTAACTGCAGACATTCACGGGAAACAAATGTACAGCGGTGCGCCTTGTCATTACAAAGGCGAAAGGGGGTGTACAATTTATGAACATAGACCACAACTGTGTGTTAATTTTAAATGCGCTTGGTTAGGAGATCCTGATGTTCCTGAATGGATGAAGCCGAGCCTTTCTAAAGTTATTATGTATTGGAGAGAAATTAACGATATCCCTTATATGTCTATTGTAGAGTGCGGTCAGCCTATTAATTCTTCAGCTCTTAATTGGATCGTACAAAAAGCTCTTCAAAACGGTTTGAGTGTTAGGTATCAGGTCAATGGCGGTTGGAATATGATCAGCTCTAATCCAGATTTCTTTACTGCATTTGATTAAAAGCTTAATTTGCTTTTAAAAAATATAAATATCAGGTATCGTAAAATATCGAAATTCAATCAGGATCACAATATGTTTTCTTTCAAAGAGTTTATTGTTGAAGACTCAACAGCGCAGAGTCCTAAAACTCTTCACGCTTTCGATATGGATGAAACTCTTTTTGCGCATGATCATCATATATTGAGAGTTCATGTCGTTGACAGACACGGTCGAAGAGTTCGCTCTTTGACCAATCAAGAATTTAATACACATAATCTACCACCTGATCACAAATACGATTTTAGTGAGTTTAGAAGCTCTGAAGTTTTCGGTAAATCAGCAAAACCTATTCGCAGTATGTTAGCTAAAATGAAAGCTATTCATAAGAATGGTGGTAAGGTAGAAATTCTCACAGCTCGTTCAGATTTAGATGATAAAGATAGATTCGCTCACCATATGAGAAAATATGGTATCGATATCGATAAAATTCACGTTCGCAGAGCTGGTAATATTGAAGGTAAAAAGGCTGCTGAAGCTAAAAAGCAGGTAATGCACGACCTAATCGCTCAACATGGTTATAAAAAAGTACATTTGTACGATGACTCTCATGACAACCTAGAAAAGTTTTTGTCGCTTAAATCTAAACACAAAGAAGTAGAATTCCACGCCCATCATGTGCAGCATAATCCTGAAACTGGTGAAGTGAAATTGACTACAACTTCTGAGGTGCCGAAGCCTCCTAAGGAAAAGAAAAATGATTAAATTTAAAGACTATTTGATAGAAGCAGAAGTTGCTATGAGAGGCTCTTTATCAGGAGCTGATTCATATAAAACTATCAGTCATGTTCTGAGTTATGTCGCCCCATATCTTAGTTCTCAGCAAATGAAATCTACAGTTGAAAATATGGGCGCTCATATTTCTGATCCGAAAAAAGCTTTAGAAAAACACACACCTTTACCCGATTTTGATAAATTAGAATCTACTCATGTATTAGCAAAAAAACACGGCGATATGCAACCTGGAGAAGCTGTTAAAGCCACAGGTGCACATATTGTTGATGGCAAAGTTATGGTTAGCACAGCTAAACACGGAGACATTCCACTTTCTAGGTTAGCTAAACCGACTGCTTTGAAAAGAGAAAGAACTGCTAAAAAAGCTTGGGGGCTAGAAGATAGGATTGCAGCAAATTTGGGTGGGAAATCTGCAGGTTCTAGTAGTGCATCACACGACTTTGCTTATCCTCCTCAAGCAGCTGGCGAAAAAACTAAAAAGATAAAAAAAGCAAAAGGTGTTATTAAAACTACAGAAACATCAGAACAAAAAAATAGCGATCCTTTTGTTAAAGGAGAAACTAAAGGCGATACTGGTGTTATGGGTAACGCCAAATTTGTTTGGGATAAAGATAAGGGTTGGGACATTCAACATTCTAATAAAAATCTTTCAGAGCATATGAAAAACGCGCATGTAAATGGCGAAAAAGTTTTAGATTATTTAAATCGTGTTCACTCGGATGGAATAATTAGTAAAGGTTTTAGGGCAAAAGCTCCTACAGGTATGACTAGAAAATATTTTGACTCTATTGGCAACAATAGTGTTCACATTCATGATATGGATAAAGACCATGGAACAACCTTTACGGTGGGCGAAGATCTTAAAGGAAAAACGAGACTTGGTCATTTGTCTGACAGCGATATTGATTCTATGGATGGTATAATTGATATTGGTAAAACACAAAATGGTAAAACTTTAGGATTTCATCGACCAGATAGAAGCAGAATGAGAGAATTGGCTGCACTTTCTATAAATGATCCAGAAAATCACAGATCGCTTACGAACGAAGCACATGCTCAAGAATTTATGAAACATGTTGATAGTTTAAGTAAACAACAAACACAATCTTCTCCTTCTATTACTCCAATGGAAAACAGCAGGTTGGCTGATGATGGCGGAAATTCTGGAGAACATGGCGGTGTTTCTTTTCACAGCCCGAATGACAAAGTGCTAGCAAGATCTATGAGAGGAAAATAATGATTAATTTCAAACAGTATTTACTAGAGGCTGAAGAACAAGCTACTGGTAAACCATTAAAGCATTTACGACACCTCGAAGATAATTCTCTTTATGACGGTCATGACGGTGTTTCGCGAGCTGCTGACTTTTTAGATGATGCGCATAAAGCTTTACAAGGTAAAAAGACATCAACACATTTTTCTACAAAGTATGATGGCGCCCCTTCTATTGTGTTTGGTCATCACCCGCAAACAGGTCAATTTTTCGTAGCCTCTAAGTCTGCTTTTAATAAAGATCCAAAAATCAATTACACTCCTGAAGATATCGAGCGTAATCACGGTCATGCTCCAGGTTTGGTTGAAAAGTTGAAGGCTGCACTTGAACATTTGCCAAAGGTTATGCCTAGAGATTCTAAGCCAGGAGACATCTATCAGGGCGATATGATGTACACTAAGGGCGATGTTAAAACCAAAAACGGTCACAGGCAGTTCACTCCTAACACTATCACATATTCGACTGATGAAAATAGCGAACATGGTGCTAAATCTAAAGCTGCCAAAATGGGCGTCGTTGTTCATACCAAATACAGCGGACCTCGTGGCTCTGGTTTAGAAAATATGTCTGCTGGTCCTTTGAACGATAAGGAAAGAAGTCGCTTTGGTGATCACCCAGACGTTCATAATATCGATCCTACAATTCATATTAACCCAGCCAATTATACGCCTGAAGAACAAAGGCAGTTTCTTCAGCATAAAGATGCTGCCACTAGACTTTATCGTAGAATGAAGCCTGAAGCTTTTGACACTGTTGCTGCTCATGGCGATACTTTAGAAAACCACGTAAACGATATGATTCGTCAGGGCGGCGAACCAAGCGTTGAAGGTTATTTGAACCATATACAAGGTAAGGGTCAAAAAGAAATTGACAAAATGAAGTCTGAAGCTGGTAAAGATAAAAAGCGTCAACAGCTTGCAGCCAAAATGCAAGAAGTTTATGATAACCACGATCACTTCAAACACGCTTTGGATTTACATGGTCATTTACAAAGAGCTAAAGATGTTCTTACTGGCGTAATGGCTAAAAATAATCCTTTTGGACATAGTATTGGCGGCGAAGGCACTGACCCTGAAGGAGTGGTGGCTGTAAGTAAAGGTGGTGATATGACCAAGTTTGTTAACAGAAAAGTGTTTGCTAGACAAAACTTCTTAAAAGGTGCTTTCCAAAAAAATGCTGAATAGTTTTCTTAGATATCTTAGAGAAGCCAAAAAAGACACTAGACCAGTCGTTATGACTTATGGTCGAATGAATCCTGGTCCTACTATTGGTCATCAAGTTCTTTTAAACAAAATTCACGAGCTCGCTGATAAAAACGAAGCTCATCACGAAGTAGTTTTGTCTCATTCTCAAGATGCTAAGAAAAATCCTTTATCTGTCGATCAAAGATTAGAGCACGCTAGAAGATTTTTTCCAGAAACTAACTTCGTTGGTTCTTCGAAATCTTCACCGACTATACTACACCATTTGAGTCGTTTACACGCTGCTGGTCATCCAGAAGTTCATATTGTTGTTGGTGCTGATAGAAAAGAAGATTTTGAAAAATTAGTTAATCAATATAATGGTAAAGATAGAGATGAAAACGGTGCTCCATATAGACACGGTTATTATAATTTCAAAAAGATAAAAGTGCATTCAGCAGGCGATAGAGATCCTGACGCAGAGGGCGTTGAAGGTATGTCATCAAGTAAAATGCGTATGGCTGCTCAAGCTAATGATTTCGATAGTTTCCGTCAGGGCGTGCCTGCGCACGTGCCTGATGAACATGCTAGAAAACTATTCAATGATACTAGAAACGGTATGGGTATCAACGAAGAAACAACTACCTCGAGCATAGGTGGATTAGGTTTTAATACTGGAAATCCCGCTATCAATACTAATAAATTAACTTCTTATGTTGATGATAATGCTTTAGAAAAAGACAGCCAAAATGGTGCATTATTATATATGATGAAAAAAACACATTCGCCTCTAAGTAATAGGATCGGATTTAAAGCGTTTGAACCAAAATCAAAAGGTAAAAAATAATGGCACAGTTTCGTAAAGATACTCATCAGTATTTGAGTGATGGTAAAACGATACACGAGGTAGGAATGCTCAGTGATAGACTAACTGCTTCAGGAACAGCCACTGATGCATTTGGGCGTTTAAGAGTTTCAAATCCTTTAACATTATTTGACTCATTTCATCGTTATCAAATAAATGATAAGTTTATAACAAGTACCTCTGGCACTGCAAATACACAATATCAGGTAAACGAATCTGTTATTGATATGAATGTTGGAACCACTTCAGGAGATAAATGTTATCGTGAATCCAAAAGAGTTTTTGCATATCAGCCAGGTAAATCATTACTTATTAAAAATACGTTTGTTTTCAATACACAAAAAACAAACGTAAGACAACGTGTTGGTTATTTTAATGCTAATAATGGTATTTTTTTTGAAAATGATGGGACAAGTAATTATATTGTTTTGAGAAGCTATGTTACGGGTTCTGTTGTAGAAACTAGAGTAGCGCAAACTAATTGGAATGTGGATAAGTTCAACGGAACAGGGTTTTCTTCTCAAACGGGTCACGGAGACCGTGGTTCTTTAGACATAACCAAATCTAACATTTTTTGGATTGATATCGAATGGCTAGGCGTTGGTGATGTTCGTTGTGGATTTGTTGTTGATGGTTTGATGGTTCCTGCACACGTATTCCACAATGATAATTTAAACACAACAACATATATGACCACTGCCATATTACCAGTCCGTTATGAAATTGAAAACACAGGAACATCAGCATCTGCTTCTAAAATGAAACAGATTTGTTCAACTGTTATTTCTGAAGGCGGTTATACTTTAGAGGGTCGAGCAAGAAGCGTAAGTATTCCTACCACTACCCCTAAAGATTTACCAACAGCTGGTACATTCACACCTATAATTTCTATCAGATTAAAAGACTCGTTTAAAGATGCATTAGCAATTTTAAAAGATGTAGAATTTTTTGGCGTTACAAATAACACAAGTTACCGTTATAAAATTATTGTCGGTGGAGCTTTAACAAGCCCCACTTGGGTTTCAGCGGAAAGTGATTCCTGTATTGAGTATGATATATCAGCAACTGCTGTAACAGGTGGCAGAGATGCTCAAATAGGTTATGTTAACGTATCGGCTGGTGCAGGCGGTGCAGCTGTTAATTTGTCTAAAGAACAATTATTTGCATATCAGCTCGAAAGAGATGGTTTTGCCGCAAGCGATAATGGCGTAATAATTACACTAGCTGGCACAGGTGCAGCAAACGGAAACGATGCTGTCGGCGCTATGACTTGGGAAGAGATCACTTAATATAAATAACTTTGTTAGTGCAGTAAGGCTACGGCAGACCTGCAAAATGTTCTTGGATAAGCCTAAAGGGAAACTCCAATGGTAAAGAAATTTAAAACTTTCGGTCCTCAGCTAGTATTTGCAGAACAAGCTGCAGGCTCTGTCGTAGCTCTCACTAACGAACAAAAGCTATCACTCTATAAAAAATCTCAAAAATCTGGTATATCAACCGACGTGCTTGAAGAAGTATATCGTCGTGGATATTCAATTTGGAACGAATCATTCGGTCAAACAGCTGAGCAATTCGCATTTGATCGTGTCAACTCATTTATTGCTGGCGGTTTTGCAGCAGATTTGGATAACGATTTGATGGTACAAGAAGGTAAAAGAGGTCTTTGGGACAATATTCACGCAAAGCGTGCAAGAATTAAAGCTGGCTCTGGCGAACGCATGCGCAAGCCAGGAGAAAAAGGTGCACCAACGGATGCATCTATTAGAGATTCTCAAAACGAAGATGCTGATCCTTGTTGGAAAGGTTATGAACAAATCGGTACAAAAACGAAAAATGGTCGCAAAGTTCCTAATTGTGTACCAGTTACAGAGTCTACATTAAGGATAATTAAAAGAACTGTTTTTGAAGGTTGGCAAGATAAAAAATATCAAAATCCAACTGGTGGTTTGACTAAAGCTGGTGTAATGGCTTATCGTCGCGAAAATCCAGGTTCAAAGTTACAAACTGCAGTTACAACAAAACCATCTAAATTGAAACCAGGATCAAAAGCTGCTAATCGTCGTAAATCATTTTGCGCACGTATGAGTGGCATGAAGAAAAGATTGACTTCATCTAAAACAGCGAATGATCCTGATTCGAGAATTAATAAATCATTACGTAAGTGGAATTGCTAAGGAGAAATAATATGTTACAGAAAATTATTGATTGGGTAAAAAGTAAATTTAAGAAGCCAGAAGTTGTTGTAGAGCCTGTTAAACCAGCTCCAAAAACTCGCGGTCGTAAAAAGAAAGCTGAATAATATGGCTCTTGCAGAAACAGCAAAGGCGGCATTGGCGGATACTTTCGCTTTTTATTTAAAAGCTCATAATTACCACTGGAATATTGAAGGTTCGAATTTCGAGCAATATCATAAATTCCTGAACGGTTTGTATGATGAAGTTTGGCTTGCTGTAGACGCTATTGCTGAGCATATTCGTACATTAGATGTATATGTACCAGGTTCTTTTTCTCGCTATAAAGAACTTGCAACTATTGAAGACGAAACTAAGATACCTACAGCTGCAAATATGTTGAAAAAGTTGGAAGCAGATAATCAAAAGGTTATTGCTTCTTTGACTACAGCTTATCAGGATGCTGAAAAAGAAAAGAAGGTTGGATTCGCTAATTTTCTTCAGGATAGAATCGATATCCATGAAAAGCATGGATGGATGCTAAGAGCTTTAACAAAATGAATAAAAAATACCTAAGCCTAGAACATTCTATTAGAAAAGCTGTTTTTGAACAGAATTATAAAAAGAAAAATGTTAACGAGGATTTCGAATATGAAATGGCTCGTAACGAGTTGCGTACAGCTATAAACGCTGCCAAAAGACTTATGGCGCATTTAGAAGGCGAAGGCGAAATCGAGGCTTGGGTGCAGTCTAAAATTACTAAAGCTTCAGACTACTTAGATACAGTTGCTGATTATATGGACAGCGGCGATAAAGCTAAGTTGAAAGAACATACAGAAGAGTTGTTTGAAGCTATTGGTGTAACTGGCTCTAGTAAGTACAAGGGTGGTCAGTTTGATTCCATGAGATCAAATGTGGTACCAGTTATTGGCCCTGGTCATGAAAGAGGATCAGAGGGTGTATCTAATCAGAGAAAAGCTGCTAAAGAAAAATCAAGCGAAACCATCAAAGGTAATAAGGTAGCTGAAGAAACTGAAGCTGCTGGTACAAAATATAGAATGAGTTTGGCTGCTTCTATTGTTGGTCGACCTGAGCAGGGTAAAGAAAAACTCGCAAAACAAGCTCAAATTAAAACTAAGATCATTGATGAGCAAAAAATGCTCGCAATTAAGGTTAAAGAAGTTATTAGGAAAAAGAGTAAAGATGAGGGTGAAAGCAAAAGCGGCGAAACTGAAGTAGATTTCAAAGCTAATTTGAAAAAGTCTATTGATGAAGATGTTATGCCTTCTGATCAACAAATAACTTCTAATTTGGCTGCTACTCAACGTAGAGGTTCTGCGCTTAGACAACAGCAACAAGCCAATGCGGCTCGTAATAGAGATATGGAAGCCAAATTTCAAAGAGGCGAAATCACTAAAGACGAGTTAGAAAAACACTATAAGGGTCCAGATAGTCAAGTTGCTGCATTAGCTCCTGCAGTTAGAGTAGCTAAACAAGCAGATCAAACTACACCTGAAAAAGCTATTGCTATGGCTCGTGGAGCTGAAAATGTTGCTAATTATTCTCCTAGCGCAATTCATCAAGTTGCTCAAGCAGGTCTTAAAGCTGCTGGTGGGGATTATACAGGAGCCTTATCAAATGCAGGTATTGCAGCTATAAAACCTGCCGCCGCTGTTGCTAAATGGTTGACTGGTTCTAAAATTGCTGCAGGCGGCGCTGGTGCGACGGCTGCAATTGCTCCAAATGTTGTCGCAGGCGCTATGGCTTCAGAAAAACCATCAGGTGCACCAACACCACCACCTCAGCCAGCTCAAAAACCAGAACCTGAAAAACCATCAGGAGCTCCACCTGCTCCTCCAACTAATCCTAATCCACCACCAAAACCTCCTCAGCCAGCTCAAAAACCAGAACCTGAAAAACCATCAGGAGCTCCACCTGCTCCTCCAACTAATCCTAATCCACCACCAAAACCTCCTCAGCCAGCTAAAGTAGCTTCGGGCGAAGGTAAAGTTGGTCAAGAGTTAGCGAAGTACGGTATTGGTAAATCAGGTGCTGGTGGTCGTTTGTCTCAACAAACATTAGACGATTACGGCGTGAAAGCTAAGTTGGGTTCAGCTCAGGCTAATATGGAACTATTGGCAAAGGCTAAAGAAAGGGCGGCAGCTACAGCTGCTCCAAAACCAGAGCCTGAAAAACCAGCTGCACCAACTCCAGCTCCAGAACCACAGAAAGCTCCTGAAACACCTGCTCCTGAAGAAAAAGAATCAGGCGGCAAAAAGAAAAAGGTGAACGAGTCCGCATTGATTCAAGCTTTCCTAACCCTCTATAAAAATAAATAATAAAAATTCTCACAAGGAGTATTATAAAAATGACTGATAAACCAAAAACAATTCAGGAAGCTCTTGCTGAAGTTCAGTACAGAATTAATCAAGAAAAAGCAGAGCGTATTACTAAGATAGCAGAAATAGCAGAAGAATTTATCGATGAAGAAGGTGTTCTTGACGAAAATGCTTTCCTTAAAGCTGTAGGTCAAAGGATTGGAAGTTGGGTGGGCGGTAAAGCTCAAACAGTAAAAAGCGCTGCAACTAATGTACAAAGAGGTATTCAAACGGGCGCAACTGGTGGAGCTGGTCCTACCTCTACTGGAGGCGGTACAAGGCTTGTGGGAGCGGTTAAAAAAGGTAGCGCTACTACAAACCAAACTGCAGCTCAAGCAGTTCAAAAAGGACAATTTATTCAACACTCTGCTGGTAAAACAGGAGAATTTATAGGTCGTAATCCTGGTAAAACAGCTCTTGGTGTTGCAGCTGGTGGCGCTGCAGTTGGTGCTGCAGGTATGAATGCAGTTGGTGGTGGAAATAAAACGCCAAAAGCAGCTGCTGATACTAGCAAAGAAACCCCAAAACCTGCGACAACACCTTCTCCTAGAGCTTCAGAAATTGTAGCTTCTAGAGCTGCTGGTGTGCCTGATGCTAGAACAAGCACTAGAGCTCCAGTTCAGGCTGCAAAAGGTGAAGGTAAAACTGGCACAGCATTGGCTGGTTTGGGGGTAAGTAAAGGGGATAGAAGAAGCGATAAATTTGTTAAAGATACCCTTGGAGCAGATTTTAAACATAAAGCTGGAACTGCAGAAGCTAATTTAGCTCTCCAAAAACATTTTCAAGGTAAGGCAGATGCCGCCAAAACTGCAGAAAAAGCTTCTAGCTATTCAACATATAAGTCTCCTGATCAATTGAAGGCTTCTGCAGCACCAGCTCCTGCTGCTGAGACTCCAAAAGCCGCTCCCGCTCCTGCTGTAGCGGCTCCAGCTAAGGCTCCTGAAACTCCAAAAGCTCCTGAGCCACCTTCAGAAGAAAAAGAATCAGGCGGCAAGAAGGGTAAGAAGTTGAAGGAATCAGCATTGATTGATGCGTTCTTTAAGCTTCATTCAGTTCAGGCTGGTAATATTTTCGAAGCAGCTAAGAAGTTGACTCCTGCTCAGGATAAACATCTAGATGTTGTCGATGACGACAAAATCGACGAAAAAGACTTCGCTGCACTACGTGCTCGCAAAAAAAAAATTAAGGAGCAAGTGGAGTTTACCGAAGAAGAGCTAGCATATTTCGAAGCCGTAATAGCTAAAAAAGATATGAAGGGCAAAGAGCGCGCAATAGGCGATACTGTTGATGACGCTAACTTGACCGACGAAACTGTAACTGAAGAAGAAGCAGTAAAACGTGGTCGTGGTCGTCCTGCTGGTTCAAAGTCAGGTAAAGAAGGTATGACTGAGCCTAAGAATTTGGTTGCTCAAAATCCTCGCACTTATAATAAGAACGGTAAAAACGTAGTCGATCTTCAGCACCCAACAACTGGTGAAATGAGAACAGTTCATGCTAAAGGATACGACGATTTCCGTTCAGGTTACTTGAACACTCAAAAGCCTGATGACAAACAGAAAATGCATGACTCTTATGTTAAGCAGGTGTTTAACTAATAGGTAAAGATATGGCAAT